AATTAGCTAAATTTATACTCTTAGTAACATCAAATAATTCACTACTGTTTACTTTTTCATCAAATTTACTTTTGACATCATATGCCAAGTTGACAACTCTGACCGTGCCTGCTGCATCTTTAATTCCGTCCATAATGCCATAACCTGCAAGAGTATTGGCTTTATTTGCTTTTTTTGCAAGATTTGTGTCAACTGTATCAAGCCTTGCTCCAAGTGAATTTTGACCGCCTCTTGCCGTGGCTATTTCGGACTTCACGGCTTCAAGGCTCGCTTCATCAGCGGTGAAGCGTGTGTTCAGGTCGGCAGAATCACCTCTTGCTGTGGTTATTTCGGTTTCAAGTGCAATTGCTCCGTCTGTTGCCCGTTCAATCCCCTCGTCCATATGGTTGAGGTTGTCGGCATTGAGAGCAGGAGCAGAGCCGTTCACAAAGCCGATTTTATTGTATTTGTTCATTCTCTTTTATTTCCTTTCCTAATCGCTTTTCACCCTTTGATGTGAGGGTAGTTATAAATCCGTCCATTTTCTTATTGAACACAAATGTTTCGATTGTCGGCAAATCCTTAAACGGAGTTTTAATTGTGTACTTATCGCCTGCCTCAAGCCACCAATACGAAAACAGCTTAATTTTTGTCGGGCGGTATTTATATACACTGCCAAAAAAATTAGCAGAATTATATTTAGCACCGATATCACTTGCTGTTGTTCTGCACCTCATCAAAATATTATCGGAAACATACCACGAAAAATCGTTACTGCTGCCATACAAATATGTTTTTTTATCGGCAAACTTAGCACTGTACATACGGATAGGTTCAAGTTCGTAATCCTCAAAAGACAGGTCCTTGTATGAATCAACGGTATCTGCCGACTGTTTGCCGTAGAGCGATAAAAATTTAAGATACCCGTATTTAGGGTCAATCATCGCAAAACACAAGGATAATTCCGCATAAGCCTGAATTAAATCCAATAGGGTAATATTCTTTATAACCTTTTCCACGCAGGCATCATCAAAATTAAGAGGCAAATTTAAAATATCAAGTTCCGGCAAGTATGAAACAGCCTCCACACCGTAATCTTCCCACTTATCATAAAGGGCGCTGTATAGATGCATAAAAGTTTCGTCTTTTGCATAGTGAGCATAACCATAACCAAAACTGCCGTCCTCGTTCTCTTTGCCTGCAAACCACAAAGACACATCCACCTTTGACATATCATAAAAAGCGTCATAGGCTGTGATTTTGACGATGTTACGCTGTTTTTTATCTCTTTGAGCCGACTGAATTTTACCGTAGAAAACAGGACATTCAACCGTTCCTGTTTCGGCAGGACAAATAAGAGTATTTGACGGGTACAAATCATCTGACGGATACAGCTCCGATTCAAGATATGTTGCCGTTATGATGACCTGTACCGTCTTTCCTATCAAAGCCGAGCAATCATAATCAATGAGTTTCACGCTCATTTCAGAAGCTATGCAACCGCCGAATTTCAATTCTTTTTCAACGATTTCATTTTCAAGCGAAAAACTGTCAAGCACGATACTTTCGCCGGTTATATCCTCAAAACCGCCGTCAGGAGAATGCAGGGCAACGGTGTTGTAAAGTGTGTTTGTTTTCAGCTTATCAGCAATTTCTTTAGATACAAGCATTTTTAAAAATCACCCCTTAATACTCAATCAGCTCAACCGTAATCGGCTGATAGGTTATATCACTTTTTTCGGCATTCATTACGGTATATTCAATATCGGGAATATAAAAACAAGAGGTGTAATAGCTGTTCGTTTCATCGTTCCAATAAGTTACCCCGCATTTCCTCTGTAACTTATTCGTCATTGAGAGGTTGATAATCGACTGAAAATCAATCTTTTCGTTAAGATGAAGAATGTGAGTTGAAAACGAAATTTTGGTTTTGTAATTTGGCAACGTTGCCCTTTGAAGTGTACCTATCTGATCTCGTTCCGCAGAAGTTTCAAGTCGCTGATTCGGAGTTGACGAAAATGCGGTAATGTACTTATTCGGCATGATGTTGTTGCCGAATTTAAGCAAATAACCGTTATAATTTGACATATCATTCCCCCTTTTATGCAAATGCGGATTTACCGTTGTGTCTGCGTCTGTAAAGCTCATCCTGCCTTATCATTTCTTCAAAAAGCGTTGAACCCTCAAGTTCTGCCGTAAACAAATAAGTGTTGCCGCCGTTATTGCGGAAGATAATGAACATTTCATAAATGCGTTTAAGCAGGTCAAGAATTTGCGTAAGAATCACGGTATCCTGACCGCCCGAATTGTCGAGCATACCCTGTAACTTGTTAAGAGGGGAAATAACCTCAGGGTTACCGCTGTTAGCGCCTGCGTTATCGCCGACAACCGCAAGTGTCGGAGCTTTAACAATACCGCCTTTTGCAAATTTTCGTGCCGGTGATTCCGTGGGTTCTTCAAATCTCGGAATGAGAGGCGGATTTTCAGGCATTGAAAAGCTCCAATCCTGTCCAAATGCCGCTCCGATAATACCTGCTAATCCGCCGATTGAATTAACAACGCCCGAAACAAAGTTATAAATACCCGTCCACAACGCATTTATGCCGTCAATGATTGCGTTTATAATGAACTTAAACACGGCACAAATGCCGTCCCAAATACCTTTGAAGAAGTCATAGATGCCCTGCCACGCTTTGTTCCAATCGCCTGAGAAAACACCTGTGATGAAGTCAAGAAGACCGCCGAATGTTTTCTGTATAGAGGTAACCAACTCACCGATAAATGTAAACACATTATCAAACACTCTTTTTACGGCATTGAAAACATTCTGAAATATAGGTCCCCAAAAGCTGACAAGCCAGTTTACAAACGGTGACAGGAAGTTATTCCACACGGTTGAAACACAATCTGCAACCTTGCCGAAGAAGTTTATTGCACCCTCAAAAACAGGCTTCAGCCAGTTTTCCCAAGCTGACTTTACGATTGCTACGATAAAATCCCACGCAGGCTTAATCCATTGATTGTAAACATTCATCAGGGTTGTGCCGATGTTGGTAAACATATTGCAGATATTCTGAAAAATCTGCTGTCCGTTGCCGTTCCACCAATTACTGATAATTGTTCCGATATCTCCGAAAATTTGACCGATAAAGTTAAACACATCTGCAAACTGCAATTGTAAATTTTCAAGAAATTCTGTGATTGTTGCACCGTCATTTTCAGTCCATTCAACAAGGCTTTCGGTTGCGATTGAAAACGCACCCGAAACAACTTCGCCGACTGAACCCGCAAAGGTTGTAAGACCGCTTAAAAGATTGGAAATTGATTCTTCCATTTGAGGGCGAACATTGTCAATTGCATTGCCTGCAAGTGTACCGAAATTATCAAAAAAGATTGAAAGGTTGTTATAACCGTTTGTAAGATTGTTGCCTATGGTGTCGATAAAGCCGATAATCTTTTCCCTGTCTTTTGAAATCCACTTTGCAACACCGCCTGAAATGGTCTGAAACGACTTTCCGCCGATTGTCGCAACCGCTCCGAATGCAGAGCCGATTGCCCCGAGTTTTGCAGAACCGACCTTTTGCATTGTGCCGAATGCCTTTTGAACTATGGGAACAGCATTATCAAAAACGGTCTTGCAGTTCTTGCCTATAGCTGACCAATCAACCTTGTTAATACCTTTCTGTACATTCTCGACAAAGCCTTTGAATCCGCTTTTTTCGTATAGATTTTTGAATGCCCCCGAAAGGTTTTTGCCTGTGTCCTTGACAACATTCTTTGCAACAGCTCCGCCCGATGAGCTTTTTGATGAGGAGGTATCTGACTTTGAAGATGAGCCGTCAGAGCTTGAAAGCACATTCAGCTTATCAAAGCCCGCAACACTTCTCTTTGCTTTTTCGGAACTTTTCTGAACATTATCAAGTGACTTTGAACTGTCATCTGCCGTATCCGTAAGGCTTTTGGCAGAATCGGACGCAGATTTGATATTGCTTGCGGTGTTGTTGCCTGTATCCCAGCCGAAGACCTTTGAAAGCGATTCAACCGCACCTTTGGCATATTCTGTTAAAGTTGCAAGTGCGGAACTCAACCGCTTTACAACCTGAGTTGCCACCTGAAGAATAGGCTGACCGACTACGGCAAGGAGCTGTTTCCAACTTTCTCTGAGGTTGCCCGTTACATTCTCCCAACCGTCTGCTTCACGGCTTGCCTGTCCCATAGCACCCGAAAGCTGATTAGCGTCCTTAACCATTTGCAAAAGCGTGAGCTGTTTCTGCGATTCCGACAAATCCGTAAATGACTTGCCATACAGCTTATTAGCCGCCGCATTTCGTGTGGTTTCAGTACAGGACAAACCGAGTGCGGCGTCATTTTCAAAGTTGCCTTTCAAGAACGATTTCAGGCTTTCTGCGGTGTCTTCAAGCGAACGGTCGTAATATGCAGCGCTGTCGGCTGTTACCTGTAAAGCCTCCTGCATCATTCCCAAAGCACTTGAACTGTCCATACCCGTAGTTTTGGCAAAGGCATAAATGCTTGTGCCGACACCCTGTAATCGGGTTTCAAGAATACCGCTTTGATCGGCAACGCTCTGAATGGCTGATTCTGCCTGCGACTGCATTGTGCCGAATGTCTGTTCAAACTGCGAATTTGCCGCATTGACTTCCGCAGCCGATTCAATGCACTGCTGACCGAACTCCTTGATTTTGGCAACGGAAAAGGCGGCAACCACAGCTGTACCGATTTTTTTAAACGAAGATGAAACCGAATTGCTTAACTGCTCACCGCTGCCTTTGATGTTTGAAAACTCTTTCTCGGTTTTCTGAGAAACGCCCTCCGAAACCTTTGAAAAGGACTGTTTCATATCCGTGCTTACATTTTCAAAATCTTTTGAAAGACTTGAAAATGCCGAATCAAACTTTTTTGTAATTGAATCGGAAATCTTATGCAATGTTTTTGAAATATCATCACCCGTAAGCCTGACATCAAGCTCAATTTCACCCGCCTTTGTCGCCATATTCACCACTTCCTTTCATTTTAGATTCTTTAAAAACAGGCATAAAAACAGCGCACACCGTTATGATGTACGCTTAAAAAAATTGCAGAAGAATAGCCACCCCGTTTGGAGTGGCTTTTTGTTTTATTTGTTGAGTTCGTAGTATTTGATGTCGATTTTCGGAAGTGACACATTGTTGCCCATTACGGTTTCATATGTATAGTCGCCGTCACAAGTTCCCCAGAATGTGATTACATCATCTTCAAGGAGTTTGTCCGCACCGTCAGGAATTTCTACAGTTGCGTAGATTGTATCAGTCCACAATGGTTCATCAAGATACTCATTTTCTTCTTTGGTTATATTGATTCTCAGGTCAACCGAATCGCCCCAGCCTTCCTGAACCTGAATAATCTGACCTTCAAACTTGTAGTCATTACCTTTGTACTTGTCAGGGTTTCTTGAAAGAGTTTTAAAGTCGATTGTTTTGCAACCGTCTTTAAATTCTTTTTCAACCTTCTTCGGGTCTTTAGTAGGCTTTTCTGTTGCAACTTCTTTTGTGGTCGGTGCTTCTGTCGCTTTTTCAGTCGCTTTTTCAGTTGCTTTTTCTGAACTCTGATTTGCAACAGTAGTTTCCTGCTTTGATTTGTTTGAGCTGCTGTTACCGTTAATTGCACCGTTTACACCGCCAACAATCATAATAGCAACAACGATAATAACCCAAAAATACCAACGCTTGTAAATTTTCTTCTTTGCATTTGCAGGATTTACGGTTGCCGAGGTTGAATCGTTTCCGCCAAAGCCTGCACCGCACTTGTCGCAAAATTTTGCATCGTCCTTTAATTCGTTTCCGCAATGTGGACATTTCATAAGCATACACTCTCCTTAATAAATTTGTTAGTGTATGTTACATTTTATCACTATATATTAGCATTGTCAAGAATTTTGTAGATACAGCGAAAATTATGTACAAATTTACAGATTAGCGAAGAAGTTTTGAAATTCTGCAAGAACGGTGTTCATATCTTCGTCTGAATAGTGCTTTATATTCCTTGACCGCCATTTGTTGCGGATTTTATGTTGTGACGAAGTAAAGTTTTTCAAGACCTCTTTGTCGGTTTCAAGGCGAATTTGAACCGTTCTTGCAAGCGGTGTCTCGGGTCCTAAGCCTTGCAGAAGTGAGCAGAACTCATTCCAACTCATTTTTGCAAAATCCTTTGAATAAATGCTGACCCCGTACTCCGAGCGAAAGCTCGACACGATTAAATCAAAGTCATCAATCAGGTCGTAGCCGGGGTCTGAGCTTCCCCCTCGTCAGTCAAATCGCCTGTTGCAATTTTGGCAGATTCGCTGATAAGGGCGTTGAAATCGTGCATATTCAGCTTTAACTTTTCAATCTTTTCTCTCTCGGATTCATCAAAAAGAAGATGATACATTTCGATAACATCTTTACTTTTACCGTTGCCGTCCTCAAAAAGTGCCGCAACTTTGAGCATTGAAACTGCGTCATTGTTGATTGCAAGGTCAACATTTTTAACTCTGACACTCGGCTTTTCCTCAAAATTAAGTTTGTCTGTAATATCAATTAACTTTGACATAATCGTTCATTCCTTTCGTTTTTTAAGCGGCTGCTGTATATACGGGTTTACCGTTTGACATAACTTCAAATTCAAGCGGAGCAACACCCGTACTTGCGCCTGCACCGTTTGATGTAACGGATACAACTGCATTTTTAAAGAGGACGGTTGCACCGTTGGGGAAGGTCCACATAAACGAAACTTCTGCCTTTCTGCCGTTTTCAAATGCAAGGGCGGCAATCTGGTCATTGCCTGCGTCACCGATTGTACGCTTGCCCTTTACCGAAATTGTGATTGACTTTGCTGTCATAAGCCTTGACTTCCAGCCCTCGTTTTCAAAGGCTGTCCATTCCTCGACACCGTTGTCAAATGCAACGGAAAATTCTTCGCAGTTAGCAATATTTGTCGTGGCGGATTCTGTTCCTGCCTTGCCAACCGCAAACTGATTTTCATAGCACGGGAATACTCCCGATTCAACTTTTGCCATAAAATTACTTCCTTTCGTAATAAAATTTAACTTCAATGACCTGCTCATACACACCCTTGTCATCTGTTCCCACATCAACTGGTTCTTCCGTGAGCAGTTCGATTATATAGATTTTGTGTTCCTTAATTTCAACATTTTTAATGCCGTAAAGCGTTTCGTAAAGTCTGCGTGCAAACTCCTCGGTTTCTCTTGCGTTGTCGGTGTAATGGATAAGCAAAGACACACTTATTGTATCGTAGGTGCTTTCACCGCCGATTGCCCTTGTGGGTGTTCCCGACTGCTTTAATGAATACACCCCGATTGACCTGTCCTGCTTGTTGTCAAGCTTGCCAATGTAATAATGCTCGGCTGAGGTAATGCTTTTGAGCCAATCTCTGATGTCAGATAAGTAAATCAAAGTCCTGCTTCCTTTCTGTATAATCTCACAAATGCCCGACTGCAAAAATTCTGCCGTGTACCGCCCTCAAGCCACGGTGAGAACCATTTACCGCCGGCGGCAATGTTTTCCTTACGGCTGAAATTATACTCGGGATGAAAATACAACCGCCTTGCATACGGAGTGCTTGACACTATTTTAACCGTGCCGTTCCAACTCTGCGCACAATCTTCAAAGGTGTTTTCGTTCTGAAGATTGCCCGTATCAAACGGCATTACCTGCGTGTTTTTCACCTGTTTAAGGAGTGCGTCACCTGTCTGTTCAAGAGCCTGTTGCTTTGCCCTATCAAGCTGTTTTACAACAGGCATATTGAGTTTGATTTTTGATGATACCGAAAATCCCATTAAATCACATCCAATTCCGTAAAATTAACTGTGCCGTCGGGGTTGCGGTGTTTTGTACCCTGTACGATGTTTCGTTTTACGCCGTCAAGGATTACAAAGCCACCGCTTAAAGTGGGGCTGTCGGGAGCAATGTCGCCGTCAAAAAGCAAGACAGCCGACACCTGAACAATTTTCTGCTCTTTGGTATAGACCGTCTTTGCCTTTGACTGCACATTGCATACAGCATTGCCTCCACACAATATATTTGACGGATAAAGATTTTCGGAAGGATACAGGTTTTTGCACTCAAATGCGATAACAGGAGAGCCGTCCTCGGTTATTCCCTCACCGTAGATTGTGACCTCGACAGGAGTTTTGCAGAACTGCTTTTTTACAAGTGACGGAAATTTCACGGTTTTCACGCACCTTTCAGATTGCAGGATAACAAAGTCCTGTTGATTTTAGCAACGCATAGAGGTCGGCAGGAATTGCCACTCCGCTGATACACATTAAATTCCAGCTTGCGCCAAATTCCATTGATGTGCCGTTGATTGAATAGCTTTTCAGGTAGGAAGAAATCATATCGGCATTTTCTTCTTCAAAAGCAGTAAGTCTGCTATGCACTATGCCGATGATTCTCTTCTGCATTTCCGAAAGTTTTTCAAAATCAATGCGGTTAAAAGTCAGAACATCAATGTGTTCGGCAGAGATAATACTGTTTCCATCTCCGCCCTGATGTTCAATGTAATCGGCATACATTACGCAACCTCCGTTGTGTCAACATCGGCATAAATGCTGTCAATTTTGCCGTCCTTGCCGTTCGGGAATACGAATGTGTCGGAAAGTGAACGGTTCTGATAGAGCCAGCCGTCACCCTCTGTGTGTGAGCCGGGAGCAAAGAAGTAAATGCTTGAAATCTTCGGAACAGTCTTGCAGGTTTCACCGCAGGCAACAAGAACATTGATTTTGTGAGCGCCTGTTGCAGGCTCAAAACCGCCGTTATCGGGGTTAAAGTTGAAGTTATCGTAGAAACGCTCATCGTCAATAACCTCGATGATAGGGCAACCGTCAATCTCGGTCACTCTTGTTTCAATGCCGATACCGCCCTCTGCAATCTGTGTAAGCTCAATCTTGCGAGTGAACTCTGTTGACTGTTCAAGGCAGTCCATAATGTGAGATGTCACATAGGCAACAAGTGTGCCTCTTGCCTTGTATCTGCGGAGCTTGCCGGCAGAGAGAATTGTTTTGAGCTTTGAATAAGCGTTCTCCTTAGTCCACTCCGATGTCTTTGTTGAAGAATGATATCCGTCTGTTGCCTGAGCCTTTGCTGCAACCTTTGAGAAGAAAAGTGCGTCTGTTTCGGGAGCAACCTGTGTCTGTTCAAATGTCTTTGAGATGTTCTCAACGCTTGCAGTCGAATTTGTTTCATCAACATCTGCCTTGTCAACGAGGAACTCAATATCACGGTCGTGTTCGCAGGTGAACGGAACATCTGTCTGAATATATTTGCCCTTGTTCCAACCGCCGTTGCGATTGTGGTTCTTAAAGCCTGATGTACTCATCTGTGTGAAGTGGAAAGTTCTTGCGCCAACCCACTTTACATTTGAAGTGATGAATGGTGATGTGAGTGTGCCCTGAACGAGAATTTCAAGCAGGTCAGGGCTGAACTGCTCGGCATAGTTATTTGTGTTTGCCATGATTTTTTCAATCCTTTCTTTGGTTAAATATTAAATCTGTTCCATTTTTTGGTAGGAACATTTGCCTTTGGTTTTGTACCGTCCGATGTACCGTTGCCGTCACCGCCGATTTTCTTAACTCCTGTGCCGTTCTCGGCAGGTTCGCCCTTGAGTGCGGGGATATCGTCAAGCACCTTTTTAACAGCCTCTGTCAGCTTTTCCGCATTGACCTTGCCGTCTGTCACAGCCTTTGAAAAGTCTGCAATTTTAAGAACATACGGAACGGTTGCAATGTCAACGCCCTGTTTTACGGCTTCAAGGGTTGCCGACTGGTTGACTTCTGCCGTGAGCTTTGCGTTGTTTGCAGATTCAACTTCCGACTGCATTTTTGCAAAGTCGGGAGTGTTCTCGGCTTTCTGCTTTTTAAAAGCACCGATAGCCTCTTTCATCTCATCGGCTGACAATCCCTGCTCCTTAAAATATGACTTCAACACGGTGTCCTCTGTCACGCTCTGTTTGCCTGTAATAAGGCTTGCGAGCTTGTCATAATCAAAGGCAGGAGCGTTTTCCTGCGGTGTTTCCTGCGGTGCAGGTTTCGGTTCATTGGGGGTTGGTGTTGGATTTGGTTCTGCCATTTTTTCATATCCTTTCAGTTTTTCGGGTGTCTCCCGTAATCAGTTTATAGAGTGTCTCTCTGTTTCAGTTTTGCACGGTGTCTCCCGTAGTTTAATGTCTTCGGACAATAAAAAAGCACCTTACATATTCGTAAAGTGCTTAATCCGCTTTTTCTGTTTTTTCTGTTTTAACTGCTTTGGCTCTCGGCTTTTTGGGAGCGTCAGACTTGACCTCTTCTGCAAAACCGCCGTCAATGAGTTCCTTTGCTCTCTGCTCGGAGCATTCAAAAACTTCATTCACAGGTCGGGTTACATAGCCGTTCTGCCTGTCATTAAATGCTGTTGTTACTCTGATTTTCATTCTGTCACCACCTTTCAAAACCGGTCGAAATCGACGGGTTTAACTGTTAATCTTTACTCTTAAATGTAATCGGCAAAATCTGTTTAGGCAGGAAGTTAATTTCATAACGGTATTTGTCCACTTCTGCACCGCTTATGTCCTCTACAACATACATAGTTTCATCATTAAGACCTATGATATGCTTTTTGTATTCACCCTTGCCCGTTTCGCAGACAACCTCAATTTGGTTATCGTCATTATCGACCTGTAATGAAAAAGCGGCAACAAGTTCAAATGACGGCTTATCGGTTCTTGTGTTAATAACCGTAAGCCTGCGTATCACATTGAAATTGTCTGCTTCCTGCGAAACATTGTACGATACCTGTGTTGCCTCGGTACAGCCCGCAGTAACCAGTACGGTTGTTGCAATCATAACTACCATAAGTACAATTGCCAAAATTCTTTTTCTCATAGTATCAAACCTTTCTTTGATTAATAATAAAAAAGCACTCTGATTTCTCAAAGTGCTGATTTGATGTATTTAGTTTTGTTACGGCAAGTTGCAGGCAAGTTAAGCAATGCCGTGAACAAGCCGTTTTTCTTGCTCTGAACATATTCTCGGCAAGTTAAACAACAAAACCGCCCTTTTTACGGAGCGGTTAGGCTTTTTCCTTTGGTTCGTATCTGTAACCTTTATCAAAAGGTCTGTGTCTGTCGTGACTTTTTTCACCACGAAAAATTTTATTAGGTATTCCTGTTGGATAAGCCGAACAAGCAGAAAAAGGGGCTTCATCAATCAGTTTATAGTATTTACAACTTTCACATTTAGATCTTGAACTAAAACTCATAATATTACCTCCCTTTCAAATAGTAGTCTATCACCTTTTGAGCATTTTGGCAAGGTATTTTATTTATATAACACGCAATAGTATCAGCAGTATATTCATAAATATTCAATCGGGCATTTTTGGACACAAAATCTTTAGCTTTCGTTCTTCCGAAGTAAGTGTGTATAGGAGATTTTGGATTTTTCAAATCTTCCATTGAAATTAAATGTCCCCATTCGTGCGTTGCAATATAGTTTATGTCTGCACCCTTAGGCAGTAACTTGTCCTTAACAAATTTTTTAATAATAGCGTCCATTTCTGCCGAGGAATTAAAATATCTTTTGTTTAACTGCAGAATTTTAGCAGGTGTAACCTGTGCAATATCTCCGTCAGGCAAATCTGTTACATCAAGCCTAAAAAACATTTTGTTGTAATCTTGGTTAAGTTTTTCAAGTTGTTTTACAACTGGTTCTATTACCTTAGGCGTTAGAAGTTCTTCTATATTATTTACATTTCTAACGCCGATTTTACTCAACCTATTATTTAAATCGGTTATTTTTTCGGGTGTCATCGGAGTATCAACAACATCTGCTTGCTTTACTACATTATTTGCACCTTTACTATCGCTGAGCTTTAATGCCCTATCGTGCCACTCATCGGCTCGGGTTTGGGCAATGCGTTTATTGTCCTCGTCAAGGCTGTATTCGGCACGGCGGTCAAAGCGTTCTGCCTGTCGCTGTGCATACTGCTGTTTTTCCTCAATTCCTCGCTGACGGTCAAGCTCTTTGATTTCATCTTCAGACAACGGTGCGTCCAAATCATCAAGTTCGGGATAATATGTACTTGTGCTGTCCTTACATCTCGGATGAAACAAACCGTTCTTGATTGCGGTTGAGAGAAGCGGATAGTTTCCGTCTGACTTTTTGCCGTTTGAATAAACATCGTCAATAAACACCTTGCCGATATATTTTGCACAATCGGGGCAACCGCCCTGTCTTGAGTTCACAACAACAAGGGATACTCCCCATTCGGCTCGCTTTTCGCCCTCGCCACGAAGATAGGCTCTTTTGTTGGCTGTTTTAACCGCCATATCCGCATAATCAGAGAGCGTGTGCCTTGCACCGTTCTTGTATTCCACACAATTAAGACCTGCGTTGAGCATATCTTTGCAAGCTATATCAACGGCTTTTTCGTATGTAACCGCACCCGTGTTCATTGCAACCTGTGCGTTAAAAATCGCCTTGCGGTACTTGTCGTTGCTCATACGCAAAACTGCCGTTTCTGCCCTCTTTAAATCGTCTGTGGTCGATTTTATGAGTGCGTCAAGTTTACGGTCATTCACCTTAAAAAACTCGGCTGTGCTGTGTGCTGACGGCTTTTTCGGGGCTTTGAAACCGTCCTTGACAGCTTCAAGAATTTCTGCCTCCTGACTTGCATTTCCGTCAGCTTTGGCGGTGCGAATCATCTCTTCAACCTTGCTGTTAATGGCTTTGAAACGCTTGCCGAATTTCTTTGCGTTGTGCTTACGGTACTCTTCAAGACTTTTGAGCTGTTCAGCCTGCCATTGTGTCCAGTTGTAACCCTCTTTGGTTTCTTCGGCTCTGTGACGGCTGAAATTTCTCATCATGCTGTCAATCAGTTCATCTTCGATTTTTTCAAAGGCTTCTCTGATATTGTAATCACTCATTGCTTACTCATTTTCTGTCATCGTCCTGATTTGCGATATCTTCGGGTTTATCGGGTTCATTGCCCGTGTCGGTAAGGTCCACATCGTCAAGCTCCGATTTTTCTTCTTCGCCTGCAATGCCCTGTTCTTCCTTAATTCTCTGCACCTCTTCGGCTTTCCAATCCTCCGACTTGCTGTCGCCGTAAAGCTCGTCAACCGAGGTTTCAACTGACATCAAACCGCCCTGTCTTGCTTTTGACACGGTTTCAACCTGACTTTCAAAGCTCGGATTTGCATATTCGCCGAAGTTTACGGACACTTCCAAGCCCTCAACAATACCATTGCCGTTAAGTTCACCGTCTGCATTGAGTACAACTGCAACAAGGCTTTGAAGTGCGTTCTGCGTAATTTTCACAAGGTTCTGCCTTGTGTAAAGGGTTGTCTTTTCCTTTTCACGCTGAGCGTCTGCATTATCAAGCTTCTTCGTATCAATGCCGAGAGTTGACGGCGATATAATACCCTGCAAACAGAGGTCGAGGGCAGTAATGTATGAACTCAAATAGCTTTCGTGCTGAATCTGCGGACTTTCGGTGTAAATCCTGTTGCCGTTGCCGTTTTCAGACATATCGTTGCCCACGGTGATAAATCGGTTGTCAAACGGATTTGGCGATATCGGCTGACAGGTTTCGGGATTTCTCGGAACAAGGCAATCAGGCACATACTGCTTTGTTCGGCAGGCTCTGAGTGCGTCCATCCACTGTGACCACACTTCATCAAGGCTGTCGAAAGCGTCTGTTTTTATGCCGATAATGCCCGCACCTCTGCCCTTGTGGCACGATTTGCCGTAAAGGACAGGTACAGCCCACATATATGATTCGTCAAATGTAACGCCCTTTGAATCAATCCACGAAAGAGCGTCAACCGTGTGCAGGTCAATCCCTTTGCCGTTGTCATCGTACAAAGCATAGTGAATATAGCCGTAACCGTATGTTTCTTCAAAACGGTAACGGCGGTGTTTTTGCGTGTAATCGGTGTAAAACTTAACCTCTCGGATTCTGCCGCGCACATATGTAAAGTCGATGTTTTCGGCAGGATACCATTCAACAATCGGAACATCTGATACAGCCGTGTCAAAGCTGACCTTAAAAGCACCGTCACCGACAACACATAGGTCACGGAGCATTTGCTTAACCGTGTCGGACAATTTGTTCTGCTTTTCAATATCTTCCCACCGTTCGGCATAAGCTGTCGTATTTTTGCTTGTAACATCTGTGCCGTTGTAGTCGGCAATTACGATATTCACAAGCGTTTCGCAGATGAGTGCCGGCAAGCCCGTGTGTATTTTACGGATTTCAAGCCCCTTTGTGCTTTTTGCCGCCCAAAACATAGTTTTGTTTGTATCAATCTGCTTGTACAGCTCCGCAAGCTGTCTGCTGTTGCCCCAATACCAAATGCGATTGATAAAGCACTCGGTCAGATGATTGTTTGTTTCGTCAACGGTTATCGTTCTGTCGGGTGCTTTAGTGATATGTAAAAAATTTCTTAGTCCTGTTCTGATTGTATCAGTCATTCTGTTTATCAGCCCCATTTATTTCACTTCCATTGCAAATAAAAAAGCACTCCTAAAACGGAATGCTTGACATTTATCTTTATTTGGTTTAATATAATTATAGAAGAGGGATACCTGCGATAAGCGGTTCTCCCCAGTGTAGTTAGAAACTAACCGCCAGAGGGTCGAATTTCGGGCGGTTAGTTTCTTTTTTATTTAAGTGTACATATATGTACGAAGAAACAAAATTACTTTTTGTTGCCAAAGACTTGGTAACAAAGAGCGATAACGCTGACGATTAAAGTGCCGAGTAAACATACATCGGAAATTGTCATGGTTATCACCTCCTCTTATGAGGAGAACCGCCTACCGTTTAATGCAGGTATCGTGTTTATTCTATCACGGTGCCTGCATTTTTGTCAATTACAATATCTGTGCCAATCTGCCCTTTAAACGGCAACCACGCATATTGACCGCTGTTAATGCAATGGTCGTGACCGTCCTCGGGTGTGTTGTCTTTATCCTCTCGCCAGCTGTAAATTTCAAACTCGGCAATCGTGTTTTTACAATGTTCAAGCACAAAATAACAGTCGGTGGCAAGCCAGCCGAGTACAAGATTGATTCGGTCGATAATCTTCGTTTTCTTCCATGCATTTGCAAAGTCATAGACACAGCCGTGCTGTCGCTTATACTTTTGAAATTCGGTAATAGTCGCTTGGTCGGCACTGTCAATAAAAGCCGTGCGTGCAAAGCCCCATTCATCACGGTTGCGGTCAAGAAAATCAATAAAATTCTTCACCGTGTCACTCGGGGCAATAGGCGTTTGCATTTCAGCGTTGTTATAAACTCTTTCATCAAGCTGAACACACTTGCCGTGATTGGTAATGCCGTAAAATGTCATTGCGATAGTGTCAGGCGACTTCTGCGAATAGGCGGTATCAAGACCTGCGGTGAACTGAACAAAGTGTTCCGACTTGCGGTTACAGTTCAAAAACTTTCCTGCCCACTCTTTTGATTTGATATGTCTTGCCCTCTCAAAATTCGGGAACACAAGACCTGTTGCTCTGCCTCGCAAACCTAAGATTTTATTTTTATAGAGCTTTGTACCTTTCGGTGCAGAGTTCTTTTTCTTTTCGATTTGCTCGGGCGTAAGACTTAAATTGTCGGCAAAAGAAAAGAACCAATACCGCCAATTCGGTACAGGTTCTTCGGTAAGCTCCGCCGTAATCTCGGGAGGAACATCGTTTTCATATTTTTTAAAAGGACGGGAGCGGTTGACAAACTCCTTATACACAGGCAGGCTCGGATCATCGGGATTCAGCGTTGCAAGCATATAGTCATTACGGGTTGACATCTCTCGGATAAACTCGATATCGGCGGTGTTGATTTCGTCAATATAAACGCACCCAAACTGCGCACCGAGAACCATTTCCCATTTATCTCGACTGCTATAACCGAGAATGTAGATGATTTTGCCCTCAAACTTGATATGCGGCAGCTTGTAATCCTTGTCGCCGTTACCGCAATAGACAGCGTTACGGTGTAAGTCAAGAATACCGTTGTCCTGTTGAATTATCGTTTCCTCAGCCTTGCCCGTAGTTTTGGCGGCAATTGCGTGAAGCTTCTTCGGCGACTGCGACACCATTCGCATAAACTTAACGCCTGCTCCGACTGTTGTTTTTCCTGAGGCTGTAGTGCCTTCAAGAAATTCAGCCGACACATTTGTTGTGTTGATAAAGTCGATATACTTTTGTGACAGCGGAAATTTGTTACTCACTCAGTCCCTCACCACCCAACTGTCTGAACACATCGGATAGCTTTTCGGACTGCTCAACCTTTGCGTCAACCTTAACGGTGTATTCGCCCGTCATCTTGTTGAGCGTGTCAATCGCCCTGATTCTGTCGGAGGTGTCCTGCCCGTCATTCCTTGCAATGTCGGACAAAGCAACCTGTCTGTCCTTTGCACTCATAATGCGCTCATCTTTGAGCCTGTCGGACAGCTGTTTGATGTATTTTGAAACTCCAACATTCTCCAACAATTCATACGCTCTTGCGTTTGCGTAATTTTCTGAATATCCTGCCTGTATCGCACTCTGAACGGTGTTACCGCTCTGCGCATAATATTCCGCAAACTTCCTCTGCCTTGCATTTAATTTGTCTTTCACGGTACCACCGCCCTTTCTAAAAATCAGCAAAAGAAAAGACAGCACATTTCTGTACTGTCTTTAAACACAGGTTTCCGGAGTTGCACCGGAATCTGTAAAAACTGTTTTCCTATTTAAACTATCCCCTGCGTTTATAATATTATATCAATAAATTTCTAAATATTCAAGTGTTTTCTTTTTCTTTCCCATTTATTCAATAATACACTTACATATTTCTGTTCTTTATCAGTCAATTGACGATCTCCAATTTCATTATGTTCATAGCCCAAATGGGTATGTGGCATCATTCCATTATGAGGTCTACCTTTAACGTCAATTTGTTTTATTCTTTCGCCGTAGTTGTCATAAAAAGTAACACTTTTGATGTTGCTCTGTTTGTCAAGAGTAGCATACACTCTATTTTTTGTCATAGTTTCCATAGGAGCTTTTATCGAGGTATTACCATTCATACGAATTACTTTTATTTCACCAAATTGAGCAACTGTGTGATATTCTGTACCGTACTTCTTGCCCCTATCACTTATACCGCTTGAAGAGCCTCTTCCGCCCATTATAACACCCTTTTGAATTTATTATGATTTAATTTTCTTGCCTGTTTTCCAGTCAATTCCTTGTTTTGCCAGTAATCGTCTTGCGGCTTGTGTCGATTGATTATCAGGGTGCCCGTGAGCAGTTGTTAATCTTCTTTCTGTAGGTGTCTTATCTCTAATCACACCCTTACTTACCAAAGATTTGTATTCCTTTCTTGCACTCGCACGCTTACTTGAATAATCCGCATTAGCTTTCAAGACCTCTTTCTCAAACTTTTCCTGTCCGCGCTGTGTTTTCAAAGCTCTATTTCCTCTAAGCTTATCAACCGTATAACCACTTGAAATATCCCCAACTCCTTTTAATTTAAGGAATTCATCCTCGGTAATAGCATTTGAAGGAATACCGACTGGGTTTTTGATCTTTGGGATTACTCTAAAACTTCCGCCTCTTCCGCCCATTATTTTGACCTCCTGAATTTTTCCTGAAACGATTTGATGTTGATGATGTTTCCTATACATTCTTCGGGGACTCTGCCGTAGAAGATAATTGTTTCAGGCTGTAAGCGTTCAATCATTTCTTTGTAGCCTTTCAAAAACAGTTCTTTGGCAATCTTGTTTTTCTGTGTGCCGACACTTGACACGGCAACAGTACCGCCAATAGGTTCGCCGTCAAAACACCATTCAAAACTCTTTTCATCACTCCAACAAATTGTAGGTATCACCTCAATGCCGTAGAGTTGTAAATATGCACCTATCCAATGTTTGCGATAGTGATTATAAATTTGCAACGCTGTCGGATAATCAGTGTAAAGACTGAAATCAGGCGACAACACACAATTAAAATTTTGTAGCTTTTCAATGTACCTGTCGGGTGTATTCCACAACCTCTGAAACTGGTAATCGTCAAGAAAAAAATGTACTCCGCAATCACTTTGCTTACTGCTTAAAATTTCGTTAAATCCAATGAATTTGTTTTCAGTAATTTTTGTAGGCTTGATAATCGGGATGTCATATTCTCCTGCACCTTCAAAAATCGTCCTTGTACTGTTTTCGTAACTTGTACCGCATTTATCTTTATACATTAATTCCACCCCGCAAAAGCAAAACCGCCCTCAAACGAGAGCGGTCTGTGCGAATTTTTATCTTAGGAGAGTTCTACATATGTCCTGTTTGTTGCTTTCTTCAGTTTACATTATATCACCCTGAAACCGAAAAACCGAACAACTTTTACCAATGGTGGCGGTTGCACATAATTCTTATGTTGTCGGGGGTATTGATTCCGCCTGTATCGACTGCTATCTTCGCCCAGCTGTATCGCAAGCTAAGGTGCATAAACAAACAGTTCTCCACAAAATCGTCACGGGAGAGGCTGTTGAGCGCTGCGTTTCGGCGGATTTCAAGGTTTTGTATCTCCCTCTGAATATCTGCAATCTGCACCACCGCATTGCCGACCTTGTCAGATGTTTGACCTGCACTCGGTAAATCCGACAGTTTAGGCGATGTATTGTCAGCCTCGGCAGAAATGCGTACTATCTTCGCCCTCAGCCGTGAAATCTCTCGGTTAATCTCCTTAATCTCTTTAGCCGTCAAGTTATCACCTCCAAATCATCAAGATAATCAGCCACAATTTGAAATGCAATCAGCATTCCCTCGCTTATGTAATAATGCTTGTCTTTTCGGCTTTTGCTGTCATTAAATCCGTTCATCTTCTCCTGTTCACTTTCTATGCGTTCGGATATTTCAGCTTTTAATTCGTCAAGTGTCATTAATTTTCACCCTCCAGTCTTCTTTCAAGCCTCTCAATCTTTTTCTGTTTCCATTTATTTACTTCTTTATCACATTGAAACATTATCTTGCATTGTTCAAGCATAATTTCAACATCTGCCATTTCTTCAAAAATATTATCAACAGATTTCAAATCATCTTCAAGTGATATTTTTTCTTTAGTATAATTTAATCTTATAAGGCTTTTACACAAAGCCTGTGATAATTCAGACAACTCCTCGACCGTCTTTATCATTTGATTTTCCACACCGTATGTATTAATTGCCTTATACATAGTCTCTTTTGATGTCATTCTTCTGCCTCGCTTTCAAGCCAATGTTTTGTGCACTTTAAGCAGTTCTTATCACTTTCTCCGTTACACTTGCTTAACTTATTAAAGCTAAAATCATATTCAGCTGGGCACATAAGAGTTAATGCCATTTCGTCAATTGACATCTGTTTGATTTTTTCAAAGTTTGTCATTATCAGACCTCTTGTTCCATTCATCTTCTACATCGTTTAAATTTCTTCCTGTCGGATAGCCGTTCACAGGGGGTGGACAATCAGGGTTATTACATTTAACCATATACATTATTCCGCCACTGCTCCAATATTCAATTATCGGTTTCCCACCGCAAAGCGGGCAAGGCTTGATTTTTAGTTCAGACATTGTTTTCATGCTCCTTTTTTCGACAATAATTCGGCAATAAGATGTAAGCCTTTGTAACAATCATCACATAGTTGTATTTTAATTTTTCTCTTGCTTTCGATAGGAATCACAATCCCACTACTGCAATCAGTATCCATCATCCTTACATAAAACTCCTTCATTTTAACTGTGTACGGATTTGAAATAACTTTGTTACAGCAATCGCACTGATAAACTCTCATTTACTTTCACCGCCCTCAATAGGCTGATTCCAACACTTATAACAGCTAATATACAAGTCACCTTTTTTTGTTTTTGCACAACCCGAAACAGCTCCTAATTTTTTTAGGCAAACCTTTGGTACTCCGTGATCAAGCTCTGCATTTGGGTAATGTTTCAGGAGTTCGGTCAGGTAAGTCCTCTGTGGATTTGCATTGCTCCACCCCTGTACAATTGAAATTGCTGCTTGAGGATAAAGCATTTCAAAATCTGTACAGCATTCTCCTACACCGTTATTATCGCTACTTAAAGGGCATTTTGCACATTCCACTTTGCATATTCCTGATTTCGTTGTTTTCGACATTCTCGCTTTTTCAGCAAAATAATTTTCAGTTTTAGAACAATCAATCATTTTCTTCGTCTCCTTCAAAATTAACAACTTTTCCGTTGTCGGTATAGTCCCGTTTGTCAAATTCAAGTTTCAGCTTGTCGATGACGACCCTGTCGATATGCTCCCAAAAGACTTCGTCAGTGTCGGAGTGTTCAATTATCTCAGTCATCGACTTCAAAGCCTTTGCACATCTGTCACGGCCAAAGCCGAAATCCTTGTGCAAGGCAAATACAATCGTCTTAAAAATTCGCCTTGTGGCGTCCGCAATTTCCTTGTCCTTGACTTTCTGATATTCTCTGTCTGCAAGGCGGTTAATCTCCGCCATAGCCTCCTTTTTCAGCTTAACTGGTATTCTTGCTTTCAACGCTTTCTCTCCTTTTAAATTCACAGACAAAGCCTGTGTTTACGGGCTTACAATACTTGCAGTGCTTGCAACAGTAAACGCAGATGTACAAACCTTTTTCAGAGTATGGGCATTTCCGTATACTACATGGATGATATTCGTGTTTACACTTGCAACACATTTGCAATTTCATTAGCAGCAATCACCCAATTTCAGATATTTTTCAATTGCTTGTTTTGCTGACCTGCTGCCATAACATACTTTGACAGCATAACCACACCGAGAGAGATTTTGTAACCACCTGTCTTGATGTTCAGATGTTTTATTTTTTCCTACCTTAAGTTCAATGTATAATCCGTGATATTTGCCTTTTGGTACAGCCAAACACAAGTCGGGGACACCGGCTTTTACCCCCTGCATTTTGAGATGTGCGGCTTCAGCTTTATCTCTCCTTCCGCCATTAGGAACAGCATACAGCATTGCAAGTTCAGGGTGTATGTTTGTTTTCACACAGCTGTCAGCCCACTTAATAAGTTCACATTGCTCCTGTGCTTCAGACATCATTTTCATTTCCTCTCGTAAAACGGTAATTCTTATTTTTATCGTCTTTAATAAAAATTTTCGGATTAGCCATTTCTGAAATTCTACTGCCTAAAGCCTCATCAATCTGCGAAATCTGTTCAAGTGATAATTCAGATGTTATGACAGTCGGCAATCCTTCATTGTATCTGTAATTGATAATCTTAAATGTAGCATTGACATCAGCTGTTGAGACAAAATCGCCCCTGCGAGTTTTAAAGAAATCATCAATGTAAAGAATTTCCGCTTGCTTATATGAATTTATGAGAGCTTCATACACCTCTAAATTACTCGATGCCTGCTTGATTTTGGTAATATCATCCTGCCAAAGCATATATTTAGGTGCTTTGCCTTTTTTGAGTAATGCTCCGACAATAGCCGTACATATATGTGTCTTTCCACAACCGGGCTGACCGCCGAAGAAGAACCAATCAGAGCATTTGTCAATGTACTCATATGCTTTATCTTTCACATATTTCTGCCAATCTGAGGTTGTCTTGTAACTTTCAAAAGTATATCGTTTAAGAAGTTTTTGAAGACCGCTGTTCTGCATTCTGTGAAGTTCATCTCGAATTTTCATACAATCACATTTGCAAGCAACCACATCATATGTAACCTGCCCGAAAGGCGTTTCGCCTGCCTTTACACGGTAAATATAGCCTCGGTTCATACATTTCTCGCACTCATAGCCAATGAGCTTACCGGGTGTTGAGTTAAACACTTTTGCTTCTTGTTCGGCTCTTTCTCTCGGAGTGAGTTCTTTAGAAGACTTTCTCGCCCGTTGGATAATTTCCTCCGCTCGCTGTGGTGACATTATTCTTGACATTATCGCTTGGATTGAATCCATATCCTACACCTCCTCTGTCTTGGACCTTATTAAGCCATTTAGTAATGAACCCTTTAATGCCGGTTCTTGTTTTTCTCCTGCTCGGATTAGCTTCGAGCCACCCCAACATCGAACGCAATTGTTGTTCTACATCAACAGCAGGATACAAAATTTTGTAGTGCTGAACATCAGATTTTGAAACTGAATAATTACTCTTATCGTTCAAAGGTAATGTAATAAAAATATTTTCACCTGCGGTGTCGGCTGCATTTGCAGACGGCATCGCATAATAATTATTTCTATTTACTTTACTTTCCTTTACTTTACTTTTCTTTGTGTCGTTCTCGGAGAGATTATGTTCATTCTCGGAGAGATTATGCTCATTTTCAGGTATAACTATATAAGCCTTTGTTTCTTCCGTTTTCAAAAGCCAATATAATCTATTTATTGTGCGACCTCGCACGGAGCGTTTTTCGATAGCGTACATATATCGTTCTTGCATCATTTTGTTGGTCAGTATGCTCTCCCTATCAAACAGCCCGTTATCAAACAGCCCAATTCGTAAGCAAAGCTTAACTACCTGATTTACCGTATCTGATTTAATTCCACCGCTCATTCGTTTCGCTATCGTGGCAGCACTGGTTTCTTCTCGCCACTCATAATAGTAACCATTTGTTGCATAAGCTTTGGTACAAATCCAAAAAAACACTCCAAAGCCGTCCCAACCCTGTGCATCAATAAGCACATCAAATCTCTCATCATCATCGAACAAGTGAACATCCCAAGCCGCAAAGTCAAGCCCTCGCTTTGGTTGTCCAGCCATTCACTGTATCACCTCTTTCTTTTTGTATTAAGTTTCAGCTTTGTACAAAGATATTCATCAAGCTCTATACCGTAGATTTTGTACTTATCAAACAGCTCTTTTTCGTGCCGATGTGCTTCATCGTGGTGCTTTCTGCAAAGGCATATAGCTTTTAATCCTATATGTACAATCTGTTCCCTATCTCGCCCCATACCAATTCTGTCAACATGATGAACTTCACCTGGTGCATTGCATATTGCACACTTACGATTTTCAAGACAACTGTACAAGTATCTGCCTATATCATCTGTAACATTAAGCAGAGTATCTCTTGTTCCGATATTTTGGTAGAAACAAAAATCTATCAGATAGCTTATGAAATCTCTTGCTACGCTTTTTTCGCAATCAGACAGCGAAAAGTATTCAATGCCAAATTCACCGCAAAAATTAAACTTGAAATATTCTTTAATCCATTCGGGATTATCTCCGCACCAAAATGCTATATCTCTGATGATTGCGTATATTTTTCTTCGCTGTTCGGCAGAAATCGTGCGTCCGTCAACAATTCTGAGTTCAATTTCATGTACTTGTTTCTGTGCAAGTTCTCTGCCGATACGCTCATGCGGTCTTACTATTAAGTTATATCCGTCATAAGATACTATGTTCGCTGATGTAATCATACTAAGTCCTCGTGTTGGTGCATATAAACGAAGAAACTGTTATTACCCATATTTTGATACAACCATTCATCGCACTTTTCTTTGCTCAAATGTGTACGAAGAACTCTATCTTCGTACACATATTGACCTTTCAATCGTTTATCTTTTATTCGATTAAGTAATTCTGTTTTTGAGTAGTTAGCTTCTACAAGATACAAATCGTAGTTCTTAGCTGTTATATGAGCGATTTCCGATGTATCAGTTGCGTATATAACTTTATATATCCCCTGTTGAGTGTTGAAGTGTAACTTCCAGCCGATATTAGGAACATCATGCCGAAGTGGTACTGCTGAAAAAGTAATATTGCTGATTGAGTACCATTTATCCTGAGCGACTATGAAAGAATTGTATTGAAAGGAGGTATCACCTAATAAAAAAAGCTTTTTGCAAAGATAATTGGGGTAAATTATCCGAATACAAGGGTGTTCGGAAAGTAGTCGCTTTAGAGTGGCAACATTGCAATGATCTCCGTGTTGATGAGTTAAGAATACATATTTAACTCGGTCAACCACTTTACACTCAACAAGTTTGCTAAACGGCACTCCGCAGTCAATCAAGACCTGACCGTCAAGAAGAACTGCGTTGCCCTTAGAGCCTGTACTGATTATCTCAACATCAATCATCTCACTCTGCAAGATCATCGATTGAGAATGCTTCATCGGAATCAATCTGCTGTTCAGATGATTCCGGTAATGGGGCATCTGACGGTACATCTGCGTCAATCATTGTATTCGTTTCATAATCGGGAGTACCGTCGGCATTGATTATATGATTGTCAGCTTCATACGCTGTCTGCATTTCAACACTCATAACGCCCCATTTGCTGATAAGCTGTCTGAGCATTGTTTTCTTAGCCATCGCATCAAAATCCTTTGCCCAAAATGTATAGCTTGTACCCTTCTTGATATCATTTGCATATCCAGCTGAATACTTCATAGCGTGCTGTTTCATCTTATCCTTACTCCAGTAAAGAGCTTTTTCAAAGCCGTTTACATAGCGAAAATAAGCATAATATCCGATTGTTTCAGCTGTTTCACGCTCTGTTTCATCTTCAATCATTTTGATTGTAATTTCTTCTGTGAGCGGATCCCAATTAAGAAGTTCTCCCTCTTTGATTTCCACCACATTAAGTCTTTTATACTGTCCTGAACGGATAGCAAGCTGAATATAGCCACGATAACCAAGAACGAATGTTGCTGTTGTACGATTGTTCTTACGGTCCTTAAACGGAACCATGTAATACTGTCCGAGCTGTGGTGATGGTGGCAAGCCGAGCGAATGTCCGCAAAGTGCCGCTGAAAGAATTGTTCCTGCATCACATTCTTCGAGTGCCGGATTGGTACTCACTACTGAGGTAATAGCCGCCGTGAACTTTTGGATTTCCTTCGGGTCTTTCATTGAATTTGAAAGGCTTTTCTGAAAAGCCACTGTCTGGAGCATGGCTGAAAATTTTGGTTTTCTCTGCTGAATCTGATTCTGAATGTTATAATTACTCATAGCGTAATCCCCTTTCGTTGATTAACTGCTTAACAGTGAGTGCAAAATCTTTAAGCTGTGATTTTGTACCGTAAACCTTGAATGACAATGACAGAACTTTTTCATCTTGCTGTGGCTGTTCTGATATTTCTTCAACCGGAGGAGCAACTTCTTCAGGCACATTTGCAACAAACGGTTCATATTCGTCAAGAGTGTTGCTCACAGCCTGCTCGGCTTTTTCACGCTCTGCTCTTTCGGCTTCTGCCCTTGCTTTTTCTTCTTCAATAGCCTTGTACCTCTCGGTTACGGAAGTTATTGCAACCGATACATTCAAAGACCGCTTATACTCGTACAGGATTTCGTCCTTGTGCTCCTGCGTTGCGATAAGCTTTAAGTCATCCATAATCTTGTCAAGGTTAGATTTTATAGTTTCTTTAAGCTTTTTGAGAGATACGCTCATAGTAATGTTTAAACTAACTTGCTCATATGCCACAAAATCAATACCGAGTGATTTTGAATACTCATCAAAATAGCTTTTTGATTTTTCGTACTTTTCCTGTTTAAGACCCTGTTCAATGGCGTCAACCTTACCTTTAAGGGCGGAATCAGCTTTCTTATAAGGCAATAACACGCAATCTTTGTAAACTGTTTCAAAAGCCTCATAAGGTGTTATTATTTCCGATTTAACCGCTTTTCGGCGAGTTTCAAATTCCGCAAATTCCTTATTGAGCGATGAACGCAACTTCTTGATTTCCTTGTAGTTTTCGTCTGTACATATCATTTCGCAGGCAGTGTTTACCTTTTTCTCAATTTCAGATTTAACCAGCTTGAGATTCTCGATGATGACAGGAATCTGAGCTACCTGAATTAAATCGGTTGAATCAGGTTCTGCATCATTAACTGTTGACAGATTTTTTACTTCTTCCATATCAGCAGTTTCAAGCAAATTAACGGGTTCTGTAATTTTGGTCATTTTATGTTACCTCCTTAATCTATTGACCATTCTTCCTCGGTAATGCCGTGAAAAAGTTCGGCACATTCACGAGAACAGAAAATATCATCATTTGTATCTCTGAAATATGTATAATCATATCTGAGTTCTGCGTTGCACACTCTGCAATGCCCCATTACCAGTACTTGCGGTGCGTTTGGGCACATCGGATTGCACGGAGTGCTTCTGCATACTTCGCACATTTTAATATCTCCTAACTATTGATTTTTCGATTCAATATGATATAATGAGCTTGTTTAAATTTCTTTTTGTTTAATCCCGTGTTGCTGTTCCTAAGCAATGCGGGATTTCTCTTTGCCTGCAAGTTGCATTTCAAACAACGCCTTTGATACTCTTTCAGCTCTGAGTTCTTCCCTGATAAGCTGTTCAAGGTAATAATCCTCAAGGCGTTCACCGTTTGCATCACCAAATCGGCTGATAATAACCGCCAACTTGTTCTTAGCGTGTGCCTTAGCAATTTCAAACTCAGATTCAGTGCATATGTATCCGTTTGAGGATATAAAATCAGTGTAATTCAAAATATTTTCCCACCTTTATATTTGATAAACATTTTGCTAAGGTCCGCAAAATGTTCTTTTCATCAAACAACCTTGTAGTCGTTGGCATTTTCAACCCCCACACATTCAAAAACGATTGTTTCGGGGTCCGATGATTCGTAGGCTTTGAGCTTTCGGGCAAGTTCTGCGTTTTTCGCTCTTTCGGCAACATATAAGGCTGTCACTTTGTCAAGCTTTGCCTTTGTTTTTTCAAGACGGCTGTTCGCAATGTCACGCTCCTGCTCGGTGCTTGCAAGACTTTTTTGCGTGTATTTAAGCTGGTCTTTGCTGTCACGGTACTTTTTTCTAAGCGACCTTTTTGTTTCTAAATCTTTAAATGCCATTTGTTACACTCCTTTTCAGTTAATGCTGTATAGATTTCTTTTTCTACGAGCACGCAATTTTTGACTTCTTGTCGTCCGTATCTGACAGCCGTAGCACGGCGAATTTATCATTTTTACGCCGTCCTTTCGTTGATTGTATTTCCGCTGCCGATCAATTTGTTGAGCAGTGTAGTCAGTAAGGATATATCTGCACCGCTTGCATAGGCCTTTAGCCGGTCAATCGGTATGTTGTAGCTCCAACGCCCTGAATCGCTTTGCACTGCCGAGCCTATCGGCAAAGTCTGCTTTTTAAGTCCTTCGTAAATAAAATTAAGAGCCACACCAAGATATTTCGCCGCCACGGTCGGCGGTACATCTCTGTACTCCTGATTTGTTTTAGGGTTGATAAGGATTTTGTCGTTCATTTAATAATCACCTCTTACTAAGTTCGGGTTATCGTATATATTCCCGATAACTTCAATATCTTCGGGATAATAATGTTTTCCGAGGCTTTCATAGATGTTGTCGTACTCAATCCCAAATTCAGTTTCGTTTGCATCGTACTTTACAACCCCATAGCCGTCACCGTCTGAACGGTCAGAAAAATCAATGATATCTCCCTCAAAAATTTTTGTGCCATTCTTGTCGAGCATGTTAGTGTACTGACCGACTGTTTCGGGATCTACCGCGCCATAGCTACCTAAAACAGTTGCATCGGGAATTATACAACAGCCTTGCTTAGTTACAAGCAAATTGCCCTCTGACCAGTTACCGTTAGCTATCATCTTGCCACGAAATAAATATTCTCTCATCATTTTTCACTCTCCTTACCTGTTTTATTTTGCTTTTCAAAGTAAAATTCAATTGGATTGTCCGTCTTTTGAATCAATCCGTACTTTACAGCTAATCGAAAAATAAAGACTTTTTCGAGCCTCGAAAGCAACTTACCCAATTCTTTTTTTAAATCTTCGACTGTCCTTGTTGATTTATAAAAATTGCACATTCTGCAAGCAGGATTATAATTTTCGATGTCATTCGCACCATTGTACCAGTACACGCTCTGTATATGGTCAACCTGCATGTCCTTTAATTCGAGTGTACAACCGCAGTACGCACAGCGGCCGCCGTACTTCTCGTAAACTTTAAGCCTTGTTGCTTTTGATATCGATTTTCTCTGACTCAACCAAATCACTCTCCTCAATCGGCTGATTCCAACATTCAACGCAGTTATGGTCATTTCTGCAATCATCTCTGCTCATCAGCCCTAAATGATATGGACATATACATTTAGGTATTTCGGGTGATATTATCCCTGCTTCCACTGCTTCCAATTGAGAGTACAACAATTCTGTCCTAAGCTGAGCGTTCGGATAATTTTTCAAGAACTCACTCAAATAAGTCCGCTGCGGATGTTCATCGCTCCACTTCTGTACAATTGCAATAGCCTTTTCAGGATGATACATTTCAAAAGTTATACAGCTCATACTATCAGATGTCCCGTTATTCTGACTGGACAGCGGACACTCGGAACATTTAATTTTGCATCCTTGCCGCCTTGTTCTTTTCGTCATCCTCAACTTTTCAGCGAAATAATTCTCTGTTTTTGAGCAATCAATCATTTTTATCATTCCTTTCTGAGGTAATAAGTTAAGCCGCCGAACCGAATAAATCTTCGATAGATAAATCAGTTTGTAAAACCGACTTTAAGCGGAGAGCTTCATCAAGCGTAAACGGATATTCCCCACGCATTTTTGCACAGAACTGTCCGTATGAAATTCCCATTTTCTCGGCAACTTCTTTCTTTTTCATTTTCTTTTCAAAAATGATTACTTCGATTTTGTCAAACACGATTTTTCACCTCCTAAATGCGATATTTCGTGTTTCTATATTAAATATAACACGATATTTCGCACTTGTCAACGGATTTTTAAAAATATTTTTACGAAATTTCGCATTTTAGTATTGATTTTTCGTAAGCAGCGTGTTACAATCATTAATAGTAAAGGGTGATTAACTTGACAAGAGAAGATTACATAAAACAGTTAATAAGTGACAAAGGATTTAGTGTAAAAACCTTTGCCGAAAAAATTGAAATACCATACAGCACACTTAGATCTATGCTTAACGGCTCTATTGGTGGAGCTGCTGTTGATAGTGTGATTAAAATTTGTGCAGGTTTGGGAATTAGCATAAATGATTTGCAAAATTGCAATGCGGTTAAACTACCTTTCGAAACATCAGACAAAGAAAAGAAACTTATAATCGCATACAGAAATAACCCCGAAATGCAACCTGCAGTCGATAGATTGCTCGGTGTGGAAGATGAAGTGTTGATACCGACCGTAAAAGCCGCACGAAGTGACGGTAATAATCAACCTATTGAAATAGTAAACTTACCTGATCTTAGCAAGTTTGAGCCTGACGATACAGACTTATAAGCATTACATAATAAAAAACACCCCATAGGTTACACTACCTATGAGGTGATGAAATTTGAATTATGGTAAATACAAACAGGCACGCAATGCCTCTTGGCAATGCTTGATTGATTATAATATAAACAGTCTGCCTGTTAAAGTCAGTCAGATAGCTAAACAATCTGATATTGTTTTATTAAATAATTCGGCGGTCAATCTGCTAAGTGAAAATGAAAGCGGAATAACTTTGATGCAAGATGATAAGCTTTATATCATATATGCAGATGAGCAATCCCCTCAGCGATGTAGATTTACAATTGCGCATGAACTCGGTCATATATTTTTAGGTCATTTGTTTAAGGAAAACGGCAACGGATTTGCAACAATCGACGATGCCGAACATTCAGCAAATGTATTTGCTCGGGATTTACTCGCCCCTGCCTGTGTCCTTCATGAACTGCAAGCGTTAACTTCCGCTGCAATTGCAAATTTATGTGACATCAGCCTTGATGCGGCGACCTACAGGGCTGAACGAATGGCAGAGCTCGAACGCAGAAACGCTTTTTACCTACATCCGCTTGAAAGGCGGGTAAAAGAGCAATTTGCGGATTTTATCAACAAAAAGAAAAACCTACCATAGTTGCCGCTATGGTAGGAAAAATAGGAATAGTGAGAAGTCTGAACCTCTCTAATATTATTTTATAATATGTGATATATTTTGTCAATATATATCACATAAGAGGAGGAAATATTTTGAATAAAAGTAAAAAATTCATTGTAGGCATTGTATTATTGATACTTGGTATTGTTGGAGCAGTTGCCGCATTTGCTCAAGGTGTTGTATCAACTGGGTTTGCTTGTTTGTTGTTTTTAGCAGCAGGCATAGTGCTTATTATCCTTGACAAGAAATTGCCAACAAAAGAAAATAGTGCAGCAATACAATCAAATACCTCACAAAACACACTTACAACCAAAGGTACACATTCCCAAAAATTTAAAATTGCAGGTGTTACATATGATAATAGGCAAGAACATCTCGCTAAACTTATGCAACAAAAGCTCAGCGGTCAAGTAATCAATGTTGAACTTCAAGAGTACGAATATGAAAATCAGCCTGCAATTAAAGTTATTGCGAATGGTCTTGATATTGGTTCTTTGCATTCAGAAGATGCCTTATTTATCAAAGAAAATCAGAACAGAGTCAAGGCAATCAAAGATTTGTATATTTCTTCTTTTGAAGATGAAAAGACAAAAGAAAAGATATATTACGCAAGACTTACTTTAACTATAGAAAATAAGAAATAAAAAAATCCGCCCTGACCTGTTGGCGCAAGTCGGAGCGGAAACCATTACAACGGGTGCAACGGTACTTTAATCAAGCAATAATATTGTACCACAACCTGTTAAAATTTACAAGATTTTAACGGGATTTTTGCGCCCATTTTTAGGAGCAAAATAATGAAAAAATGTATAAACCGACGGTGTAACCGAGAACTACAGGACGATTTTGTATTCTGTCCGTATTGCGGTAAAAATCAATCATCTGACAAGCCAAAAAACAGACGACGGACAAAAGGAACAGGAAGTATCTACATACGCAAAGACAGCAAGTCAAAACCGTATGCTGCCGCAAGCAGTGTCACAGGTAAGCAGGTTTATTTAGGCACTTTTGCCACAAAGCGAGAGGCAGAAAATGCCCTCAAAGATTACGAGTACAATCCTGTAAACGGCTTTAACATGACGCTTGAGCAGTTGCACGAAAAATGGATAAAAACTAAAGCATATCAAAAACTTGGCGACAGCGTGAAAAGCAACTACGCAAGTGCTTATATCAAGTTAAGCCCTTTGTACAAGCGTAAATTTAGAGATTTAAGGACTTCGGATTATCAATTCATCATAGATTATTACGAAAATCCGCATCATGAGGTCGGCGCAGGCGGTAAGTTAAAATATCTCTTACCTAATGGTAAAGGTACCTATAAAGTCACAAGCACACCGAAAATCTGCCAAGGCTTAGGCTACTCGGCACTACATAAGATTAAATGCTTCGTCACAAGTCTTTACGATTTTGCAATGAAAGAAGATATTGTAAATAAAGACTACGGCACATTTATAGAACTACCCGAACCCGAAGAGGTAAACGCTACACGCTTTACCGATGTGCAGCTTGAGCTTATCAGACAAAACATAGGTAAAGTACCTTATGCCGATTATGTTTATATGATGTGCTACCTCAATTTCAGAGTGAGCGAATTTTTGTCACTTACAATTGACCAATACCATGTAAGTGAGCAAGGAATACCTTACTTTATCGCAGGCATAAAGTCAGATGCCGGCAGGGACAGAATAGTGCCGATACATCCTAAAATACAACAGCTCGTTCAGAATTGCATAAATAATAATGGTGAAACAATCTTCTGCCGAACACACGAAGGTTCAGAGTTTGGTAAAGCGATGAACAAGGATTACTTTTTAAAATATGCTTTTCGTCCGGCGATGCAAGCGCTTGGCTTAGGCGATGAGTTTACTCCGCACTCTTGCCGTAGAACCTTTTCAACAAGGATGTCAGCGGCAGGCGCGAGGGAAGAAGATATTATCGCACTTATGGGCCATACAGATTACAAGGTCGATATTGACCACTACATTATTCAAGAGGTTGACACCCTCTACAATGCAATAAAATTGCTGGCATAAAATAAGCCGTCCGATTACATTTCGGACGGCTTTTGTTGTAGAAAACCTGTAGTTTATCTGTAGTATAACACATCAAAAGGCATAAAAAGAGGTAAATATTTTTAAAACTCAAAAATGTTGTAAACAAAGCAAAAAGCCAGTAAACAAGCCGTTTTCGGCTCAATTACTGACTTTTCTCTTGGCTCCCCCAACTGGGCTCGAACCAGTGACATCATGATTAACAGTCATGCGCTCTACCGACTGAGCTATGGAGGAATATATAGCAAAACACCCGTTTGGGTGTATGCTTTG